ATTGGATATGTATAAAGACCTTTGTATTTTAAATCTTTGGGATTATTAATATTACCTTTAGATATTCTCTCCCATGCCTTATCCCACATTAATTGTTTCAAAGGGTATGGAACGGATATTATATCTTTATCTGCAGCTACCATCTTGAATATAGATTGCGCTTGAAAGTCTATATCTGAATCAACAAATAATAGATGAGTGTGTTCTGATTCCATAAAACTAGATACACATAAGTTACGTCCTTGCGTAACAAGTGATGATTTCATAACTTGAAAAGAGGCAAGTACATCTCTTTTCATACAAAATTTTTGAAACTCTAGACACGCTTGGAAATAATGAATTGACACATCACTATGTACGGGTGTTGCAACAAATATAGAAAATTTACTTTTAGGTTTATCCTTAGTTTGAGGCTTTTTTTCTTTGTCAAACCAAATAGGTTTACTTGGGTCTTGCATTAATAGCTCCTTTCAAAAAACTAGTCCATTGCCCTGCTATATTCTTCCAATTATAAAAATGATTATAAAATTTTTGTTGGAATTTTAAATGATATTGAAACCCCTTATTGTTCATTTGGTTAGGTAAGTCATCTATTACAGAACCAAACTGTATGGCTAAATTATTTAGATTTGTATCCATGGGTATATATACAGGAAATTCAGAGCAAGTTTCATACAGTGCTCCGTTGTCCGTTGTCACGACATATAATCCACACGCTAGTGCTTCAAGAGCAGATATACAAAATGTTTCTTCCCATATGTTAGGATAAACAAACGCATCATATTTATGTAGGTTATCTAAAATATATTCATGAGGTTTGTAACCAATGTAATTAACATTAGGTAAAACTTTAGCTTGTTCGTATAATGCTTTATATTGATCATCATTTTCTTTTTCAAAGTCAGACCCATATACTTTTGTGCTACTATAAACATCAAGTTCTATATTAGAGTTTTTAACTAATTGCATAGCTCCAAGTAGAACAGATAAACCTCTCCACGGAGTAGGATGGTAAATTAATTTTATCTTATCTTTTTTCTGTTCAGGATCTCTTTGTTTAATATCAGGTATACCATTTTTTATTACAGTGCATTTTTCATGAGGTATTGAAAATGTTTTTCTGAATTGTTCATAATTCCAATGACTATTAAATACATAATAATCATATTGTTCTATTTGATCTTTATCTTTGAAAAATTTTTGAAAGTGTGGCTGATCGGGAGCCATTTTCTGCCAAAGTATATTTATTTTATTCGCTGCTAGTGGAACTCTTCCTGGCACAGATAAACAAATTTGAAATTGTTCTAATAAAGATTTATCAACATGATCCTGTAGAAACTTATATTGTAATTCTGTTCCGCCTGATGGATTCATACTAAATGTAAATTTCCTGACACAGTTATTCTATATTCATTAGTATCGTAAAAAGGATAAACTTGATGAAGATGTTTTGATTTGAAAAAATATATACCACCTTCGTATGTTGGGTTTAAAGATATGTCAATAGACTCAACCCGACCCGTCCAAGAGTCAATGTGTTGAAAACTTAACATTCCTACCTTCAAATCATTAGGTTTTGTTTTAATAAACTTTTTTCTATAGTTTTCACAATCATAAGGAATCTTAATAAAAATAACAAAACTAAAGATACCATCATGTGTATGCAAAGGATTGAATTCGTTTTTCTTTTGAAAGTTTACCCAAGTTTTTCCTACTACAGAATTACATGAATGCTTTAAAAAAAGTCTAGATAGATAAGTATGATAATCTGCAAACAAATTGTTGTTACTCATTTGTAGTAGATAATCTCTTATTTCAGGATCATTCTCAGCATATAAATTATATTCTTTTTGAATGTTACCTGCCAAAGAATCGTTTGCATCATCTTTAGCTTTATAAACCAAATCTTTTAATTTATTAAAAATATTTACCGGTAAATATTCATTATAAATTTGTAGTTGTTTTAAGTCTCTCATTTTTGAGTTTTACTAAATATAGGAAGATCAGGCACCTGAACCTCTACATCTGTGGCTAAATCTTTTTCCGAGTGGTCTTTTAAGAAAGCTTCCTTAGTTTCGTATCTCTCTCCTGTTTTTATACTTCTATAAATAGTTTTAGTTTCGCATTTTACTTTGTGATAAACAGTCATAACAGTTTAGTATACTAAACTAACGTCCTTGTCCACGATACTTTTTACGATAGGGTTTTCTTTTACTATAACTTTTTGCGTGTTGACCTGGACGTTTTTTAGGAGTTCGTTTGTGGTAATTATTTACCCCAAACATAGGTTTCTTTTTAGCCATTTTCTTGCGATCTATCTATTTGTGCATAGCTAATTGCACCTTGTATTTTGTTACTACCTGAAGCTGCAGTTACTGTTACTGAATCACCTGCCTCAAGATTTAATCCTTGTGGAGCTGCATTAACTTGAGTTTTAGCTGCAACATCATCTCTAAAAAATTCATACTCAGCACTAGAATCAGAAGAATCCACTAAATTCATATTTACTAAAATAGCTGACGAAGCATCATTATTAGCAACATAAATGCTTTTAATAATTACTGTAGCATTAGAGGGACAAGTGAAAACTGTTGTCTTACCTGTGCTTGCTTGTTTAAATCCTTGATTTTTATATTGTATTGTCATGATAAAAAATAGTTAAAGGCATCTGCATCATTTTTTATATCATTCTCATATGAGAAGTTCAACTGAGACTGCAAAGTTCTCAAAGCTTGTAAGATTTGTCTTTGATCTTCTTGTGAGTATTCGGATTTAGGTTCAGGAATTTGAATTGTTATTTTTGCCATTATCTTCTTCCATCAACCCTTACATCAAATCTAAATGTTCCGTATCTCCAGCTTTCATCTAAACTTTCATTTTCTATTTGCACAGCTGCTAATCTTGCTCTAGCCCTCGTATCTATTTTAGATGTGCTAGAACTTACAGTGAAAGGACCAAGAGGACTTGAGGCAGCCGTTGTACCTTGTGGGAAAGAATTCAAAAATATAGTAACTTTTGCGTTTCCACTTATACGTTTGAAATCAGGTAAAAATCTTTTTATGCTCATTAAAAACTCACCATCACCTGGAACTCCCTGTCTACCATTTAAATCAAACTCTCCTGATTTAATAAAGGAAGTTATTGCAGTTTGTGTGCCATCTCCGTTAGCTTGGTTTATCCCAACTTCATGTGCGTAATAAATTGTTGCACCGTTAGATACACCACTTACATTAGGAAAAGTTGGAGTATCAGAGAGATTGTAATCCGTTGCGTAAGGAACTTCATATACGGTTGAGCCTACCCAAGTTGTTCGATCTAAAGTTCCTGTTGTCCATACGTTTTCATCGTAATTATAAGTAACAACTCTATCAACTTGACTTGATCCTGATGTTGGATAGAACCAATTTATTTCTGAGTACAGCTCATTTATACCTGCAAAAACAATTTGACCCGAGTCATAGTTTATTCCAGGATTATTACCATCAGTTGTAAATACAAAATCTTCAACTAAACAAGGCAATGATTTTACAGTACCGTCATAAACATAAAAGCCTCCTGTTTTACCCATCCAGTATACGGCACCATTTGCAAATACTCCTGCATGCTGACCAAGTAAACCATTATTAGAACCTACCTTTCTTATTGAAAATGTAAAGGGAGGGCCAACAAATTGCATTTCATAAGCTGCTGTATCTGTTAAAACTAAAATATAATCTTTACCTTTGAAAGCTCCAATTATCTGTGTTCCATCATCAAGTCTAAATGTTCCTGCGGTGTTCGTTGATGTTGGTGCGTAATCACTTGTGCTCTCTTGGTCTGAAAACCGTATGAACATTTTATCTTGTGTTGTGGGGCTTCCGATTGTCGTTTCTGTGCCTAAATGAAATAGATGTCTATCTCTGTCTGAAACAATAGTCATTACAGATTTAGTTGGCATGCCAGTTCCTATGGTTGCTCGAGTAGATAAAGCATTTGTTAATGAGGCATCCCAAGTAAAAGTTTCACCGTTGTGAACTGTAGCAATTAATATATTTCCAAAATTATCTAACGACCAATTTCCTGGATCAATGCTCACAGTGCTGGATGTGGAAGCATCTCCCCATCCTATGTAATCTGTAATGTCTGTGACTGTAGATCCGTTTGCGTGTTCAGCAACTGTCGTAGAATTAATTCCTCTGCTTATACCGCTTAAGGTATTGGATGAGGTGTTATTGCTAGTGTATTCCATGTCTTCAGATCCTATTCTTATTTTACCTGAGCTTGGAAAACTAGCAGTGCTAGTTAACACTACTGAAGAAGCACCAGTTAACATCGGTCCTCCATTGTTTACAGTTGTAGTGACCTGAGCTACTGTTCGTCCACCCCAAAGATAAGTTCCCCAACCGTAACCAGCACTTTGCACTAAGGGACCTACAACGACATAAGGTCTTACATCTAAAGTTCCGTCATTGGTAACTCCTGATTTAGATTCAGAGGAGGGCATCGTTATCGTAAATGTTAACACGGTAGGAACAGATTTAACTTCAAAAAGTTTGTCATCAAAATCTGTAACTACGTAATCGGTATCAGCAGATGTAAATCCTCCTGCGTTTGCAAAGGTGATAATATCGCCAACTGCAAGATTATGTGCACCAGTTGTTGTAATTGTAACTGTAGCTGATCCGTTAGTCGTTGTTATGTTTGCTCCTGTGGAGAAATTGTCTGTGTCTAAAGGTGTGATGTCATAAAAAGCACCATCAAAATAAATTATCAAAACTTTATCTGTGCCAATTGCTGCGTATTTTTTACCCTCCGTATTAGCCCATACGTGTTGTGCACGAGCAGCTCCAACTAATTTATCATCTACTAATGCACTCCAACCACCAATTTTTTCTGGTTCACCATATCTGAATCTTACATTATCACCATCTACCCATCTTCCCTCTGCATCTGCAGGAGTAGACTGTTTATCGAAACCAGGTG